GTCTTTATTCCTAAAAGAGACAATAAGACCCTGGGGTATGTGAAGGGTGTTCCTATTCAGCGTTATAAAGAGTTTAACCCAAACAGCAGACAACAAATTGAATTTATTATTTGCAAACATTATGGGTATTTACCAGACAATGTGGAACTCTATGCTGAAGATGGGCGACTTAAGATGGATGAGCAGACCTTTAAGTATCTAAAAGGTGACAAAAAAGCCCCTAAAGAAGTACAGGTGCTTGCTCCTTTATTAGAAGAACAGCTAATGATTTCAAAGCGTTTAGGGCAGTTAGCAGACGGCAGTCAGGCATGGCTGTCTCATGTGAAAGCTGATGGGCGCATTCATGGGCGTGTTAATCCTAATGGGGCCGTAACAGGAAGAGCAACACATTCGTCCCCTAATGTTGCCCAGGTGCCACATAATGGTGCTCCTTATGGCAAAGAATGTAGGGCGCTGTTTGGTGTACCAAAGGGGTGGATACAGGCGGGAATAGACGCATGTGGTTTAGAGCTACGGTGTCTTTCCCATTTTTTGTACCCCTATGATGCAGGTAAGTATGCTTATGAAGTTGTCCATGGGGACATTCATACAGCGAACCAAAAAGCAGCGGGTCTTGAAAAGAGAGATACAGCGAAAACATTTATTTATGCCTATTTGTATGGGGCTGGGGATGCCAAGATTGGTAAGATTGTTGGTGGTGATGCTACAGAAGGTAAGCGTCTAAAAAAGAAGTTTTTGGCAGCAACGCCCGCCATTAAGAACCTTAGAAAAGCTATTGAGGGTGTCTTAGTTAAAGAGACCTATCACGGCAAGATTACCAGGTGGAAGCGGCATTATCTAAAAGGTTTAGATGGTCGACTATTGCATGTACGGTCTATTCATTCTGCTTTAAATCTTCTGCTCCAAAGTGCAGGGGCACTGGTCTGTAAGTATTGGATAGTACGGACAGAAGAGCGGCTGCTGGACAGAGGATTAAAACATGGTTGGGAAGGTGATTTTGCACTGATGGCTTGGATACATGATGAGCAGCAGGTGGCCTGCCGAACCAGACAGATAGCAGAGATAGTTGTACAGGAAGCACAGCTTGCAATGAGAGATACGCAGGCATTTTTTAATTTTAGATGTCAGCTGGATACAGAAGGCATTATAGGGCATAACTGGGAGGAGTGTCATTAAGATGAACTTTGAAGATGTTAAAGTGGGACAAAAGGTACGTTATAGGGGAAGTATTAAGTGTGTAATAGGTCATGTAGGTACCTGTATGTATAAAGCACCAGATGGCTGGATTGCAGTTGAGTTTGATATAAGTCATCTTGATTTACATACGTGTGACGGACACTGTAAAGAAGACCATGGATGGTGGTGTAAGCCAATATTTTTGGAACCTGTAGAAGAAGAGGTAGTTGATAACAGCACCCCGTGTGCACCGCCACCTGTAGAGGGGACAGCGAACGATAGGGGGGTGTCAAATAACCAGGTAGATGTACACATAGCAAGACTGGAGGATGTTGTAGAAACATTTTTCACAATAGGTGTTTCAAGACAGGATATGCTTGAGTTATTTAATGATATAAGCAAGAAGCATTTTTCAGAAAAACAGCTTCGGGATAGAATTGCAAAGATAAAAGACAAGGTAAGAAAATGTCAGAATTAATACAGTTTTTAAAAGAAGTCCATATGCGTTCTCCAGCGTTGCAAAGTGATTTTGCCAGGGAGAACGCCTTTTTTATTGCCGAGGCAGCATCACGTGGGCTAATCTCTTCTGTCATTGAAAACACAGCTTGTAATTATTGGACAGTAACAGAAAAGGGCTTATCTCTGATGTCTTATGGTGGAGGGGGTGGCTCTTTACGCTTACATTGATTTTTGATGCAGACATGCTTGTTTTTGAAAGTGCCTCCAGCGTAGAGACACCTGTCAACTGGGGTGGAGACCTATGGACACTTCATGCTAACGCATCGGACGCAGAAGCCCAATTTGAGGACAGGGTGTCCCTTATTGTGGACAAAGTGTTAAACCATATGGACTATGAGGGTGAATATGGCCTGATTATGTGTTTTTCAGACCCAAAGCAGAATTTTAGAAAAGAAGTCTTGAGTACCTACAAAGGGAACCGTGCTGGGAAGCTAAAGCCTGTTTGTTATGGGGCAGTACGCCAGTGGGTAGAAGACAGATATGATTGTGTCTCTTATCCGACCCTGGAAGCGGATGATTGCGTGGGGCTCCTTGCTGATAAGCATAAAGGGCATGAAGTACACATTTCGGGCGATAAAGATTTCAAGACAATTCCTGGTGTCTTTTTTGATTTTCTGCATGATGAGTGGTTTGAGATTTCAGAAGGGCAGGCTTATAAGAATTTCTTAGCACAGGTCATGATAGGCGATGCTGCCGATAACTATAAGGGGTGTCCTGGTATAGGGCCAAAGACAGCAGATAAAGTCTTAGAAAAATATGGGGCGGTCTGGAAAACAGTTGTTGACCAATTTAAAAAGGCAGGGCTGTCTGAAGGAGAAGCACTCCAGCAAGCACGGGTGGCACATATTCTGAATAAAGAGGAGGAGTATGACGTATGCAAGTACAAGGTTACGTTGTGGAACCCGAACTAACAGTCTACATGGTGAAACCAAAAGACACCACATATATTTATCAGGCACTGTATGCTTTTACAGAATGTGCAATGAAAAATAAATACTGTGCACAGTTTTATTCTGAAAAGAGTGCTGAAGAAGCTATGAGGGTTATGGCAGTAATGCGGTGTCTGGCAGCCTTCCTATATAAGGGAGACGTTGTGGGATATGTGGGGTATACCATCGAGAACCCGTGGTGGATGAGTCAAGAAGTTTTTAGAGAGCTTTTTGTCCTTTGTGTCAGCCCAAATTTTCACGGCTTTGGGCGTGTAGCTGCAAAGTGGATGGAAGAGACAGCAAAGTTAAATCATATACCACTGTTAGAGACAGCAGCTGCCCTCCCTGAAGACCCCCAGCTGGCAAAGAACCTGTATATGAAGAAGCAGGGGTTTACTTTAGAATACCCCTCCTTTGTGAAGATTTTGAAAGAGGGTAAAAGATGACAATTAATGAGGAATTGAAAACCCCCTATGTGTCTCCACAGCTGATAGAGTATCTGGATGGTGTCTTTAATACTGAAGGTTTATTGTCTGGGTTCCCTCTTACCATGGACGCTGAACGGCAGATAGGGTACTTGCAGGGCGTTGTGGCTGTAAAAGAGCATTTACGGTCTGTAGCTTTTGAAAAAGAAGAAGAGGAGGACTAATGTGCTTATGGTCTAAAGTAAGTATGCCAAAGATTAACACGGCAGGAAGAGACATTCTCCCGTATACACAGACAAAAGACCCCGACTCCCCTATCTTTGGTGGTAGTCAGGATTATAAGAAGAAAATACGGGGGGCGCAGGAATTAAAGATTGATAGAGATGAAGACGATGAGGACACCCGTGGAAATTACGGTACGGGCTGGGTTTTATAAAGCAGAAAGGAGACTTAATGGGTAAAGTAGGTAAAGCAGTAGGACGAGTATTAAAGCACGCTGTACGGGGTGTAGGTAAGGTTGTTGGTGGGGTTACTGGTGGTCTGTTTGGTAGACAGAAACAGCCAGATATTAATGTAGAACAGCCAGCACAGGCAGCCGCACCCGCAGCACAGGAAAGTGGCCAGACAGATGTCAATATTGATACAGCGGCCGATAAAAAGAAAAGAAAAGCAAAGGGCAAGAAAGGCCTGATGATTAATGCAGGCGCCAATGCTTCTGGTGGTACTACAGGGACAGGACTGAATATCTAATGGCAGAGACACAACGGACAGAAACAGCAAAAGCTCTTTATGAGCGCTTAGTGTCTGAAAGGTCTCCATATGTAACCAGAGCAGAAGAGTGTGCAAAGTATACGATACCCTCATTGTTTCCTAAAACGGGAGCAGGGGCGTCTACAACGTTTGACACACCATACCAGTCTGTAGGGGCACGCGGGGTAAATAATTTAGCATCTAAATTGATGTTAGCTTTGTTTCCTCCTAATGCCCCCTTTTTTAGGCTGTCTCCTGGCCAGGAAGCACAGGAAGACCTGGAAGCAAAGCCTGAATTAAAGACACGGGTAGAACAGGTGCTAATGCAAAAGGAGCACCAGCTGGCAGACTATGGAGAGACACATCAGTACAGGGTGACCCTTGCTGAAGCCATAAAGGTACTTATTGTTACAGGCAATGACCTTTTGTTCCTCCCACCAAAAGAAGAAGGAATGAAGCTGTATAAACTCAATTCTTATGTGGTACAGCGTGATGCCTTAGGGAATGTTATTCAGCTTGTTACTTTAGATAAGATAGCCTATGCCGCCCTCCCAGATGACATTCAGTCCTTGGTGGACGGAAAGGGGCAGACAAAGAAGCCAGAAGATATCATTGAGGTTTACACACATGTTTACCGTGAAGATGATAAATTTTTGTCTTATCAGGAAGTAGATGGGCAGACAGTCCCTGGTTCAGACCAGTCTTTCCCATTATTAAAGACTCCGTGGATACCGTTGCGTATGGTAAAGGTAGATGGGGAGTCTTATGGGCGGTCTTTTGTAGAAGAGTATTTAGGGGATTTGAAGTCTCTTGAAGGACTTTCTAAGGCCATTGTGGAGACAGCAGCTATTGCGGCTAATGTCTTGTTCTTGGTAAACCCTAATGGGATTACAAGACCATATAAGCTGTCTAAGGCACAGAGTGGTGAATTTGTACCAGGCCGAAAAGAAGACATCCATGCGTTACAGCTGGAGAAATATGCGGACTTGCAGGTAGTTAATGCTACCATCCAGAATATTGAGTCCAGGCTGTCTTATGCCTTTATGCTTAACAGTGCCGTGCAGCGGAATGGAGAGCGTGTTACTGCTGAAGAAATTCGATATGTAGCATCTGAATTGGAGGATACCCTTGGTGGTGTCTATTCTATTTTGTCTCAAGAGCTTCAGCTGCCACTGGTAAGGCGCATGTTGGCACAGCTGGCTGCAACAGGACAGATGCCTGATTTACCAGAAGACCTGGTAGAACCCACAATTACTACAGGGTTAGAAGCCCTTGGACGTGGACACGATTTAAATAAGCTGACAACATTTATGCAGCTGATTGCCCAGAACCCCGAACAGGCAAAAGCCATTAAGTGGAATGAAATGACACTGATGGAAGCCAATGCACTTGGTTTGGATGTGTCTGGTTTAGTCAAGACTGAAGAAGAAATGCAGCAGGAATTACAACAACAGCAGATGGCCGAGATGGCCACAAGAGCAGCCCCCCAGATGGCACAGGGGGTAATGAATAACGGACAGCAACAAGGAGGTTAAAAATGGATAACGATAATACCGTCCAGGTGACGGATAGTGACAATGGGTCTCTTTATGGCCCTAATGCGGTCACAGGGGGCGCAGAAGATGCCCTTAAAGGACACGAAGATGTAGAAATTAAGACATCAGATACAAAGAATGTCTCCGTTAAAGAAACAGCGGATGATGAAGGCAACAAAAAGGAAGCAAAAAAAGAAGCTGACAAAGAGGATACCAAAAAGTCTCCAAAAGGTGACAAAAAGGACCCTAAAGAGAAAACAGTTGAGCAGCGCATTACAGACCAGAAACAGGCAGAAGAAGATGTCATTAAAGACCTGACTGCTAAAGGGGTTGATTTTGATGGAATGTCTAAAGAGTATGAAGACAACGGTGAATTGTCTGAAGACAGCTATAAAGCCCTGGAGAAAGCTGGATACCCGAAGAGTGTTGTGGATGCTTACATTGCTGGTCTGGAAGCAACGGTAACGGCATATAGGGATGCTGTCTTTGAAGCCGCAGGCGGTGAAGATGAATATGACCGCATTGTGGCCTATGTAGGTGGATTGTCTGATGCACAGATTAATGCATTTAATCATGCGATTGATGCAGGAGATGTGACACAGCTGTCCGTCATGTTTGAAGGGTATAAGGCACAGATGGAGCAGAAGTATGGTACAGCGAACCGTACTGTTCTGGGTGGTGGTAATTCTGGAAAAGCGCAGGAGGGATATGCATCGAAAGCAGAGATGGTAAAAGCAATGAGAGACCCCCGCTATACCAGAGATAAAGCCTACACAGAAGAAGTACAGCGCAAGACCATGCATTCAAACTTCATTGGCTAATACTATATTTATTTATTTATTTTGATTTAGGAGCATATTGCTCCTCTTTTTTTTTATTGTAAAGGAGAATATTTAATTGCCGAACGTAACTGTAGCAGAACCTGGTAAAGTCCAGGGAGGGACAGATTCCCTTGAAATGTACCTGAAGGTATTTGCAGGGGAAACTATTACAGCTTTTGAGAGGGCTTCCGTAACTAACGGGAGACACATTTTGAGAACTATTTCCAGTGGGAAATCTGCACAATTTCCTGTGTTTGGACGGGCATCCGCTGACTACCTGAAACCTGGTAAGTCTTTGGATGATATCCGTAAGAACATTCCTGGGGCTGAAAAGAACATTCTGATTGATGGCCTTTTGACCACCTCCCAGATGATTACGGACATTGATGAGGCCCTGAAGCATTATGATGTCCGCAGTGAATATTCCAGACAGATGGGTGAAGCCCTGGCGATGGCCGCAGATGGGGCTGTCCTTGCAGAAGCCGCTAAGATGGTGGTTGCAAACAAGGAAAACATCACTGGTCTGGGTAAAGGGGAGATTATGCAGCTGACCACAGCAGCAGACATCACGGAAGCCTTTGGTAAGGAACTGGTGTCTTCTCTTCTGAACGTCAAAGCAAAGATGTCCCAGAACTATGTTCCTGCATCTGACCGCTATGTGTTCATGACCCCTGTGGGCGTAAATGCCCTTGTTGCGTCCCTTGTGGCCATTAATCGTGACTATGGGGCAGTAGCAACCATTACGGAAGGAAATGTCCTTCGTGTGGCTGGTTTTGACATCATTGAAACCCCGCACCTTACGGCTGGTGGGGCAGCAAAGAATGATGGTGTACTCCAGGGAGACGGTCATGTATTCCCCGCAGCTTATGCAGCTAAGGCGGTTTACATTGCTATGCACCGTTCCGCAGTGGGCACCGTTAAACTGAAAGACCTTGCACTGGAAAAAGCACGCCGTGCTGAATACCAGGCAGACATGCTTGTGGCGTCCTATGCTATGGGCCATGGTGGTCTTCGTCCTGAAGCGGTCTTCATGGGCGCAACGAAGTAAGACACAGGTAACAGGAGGGAGCCTTAAATCCCTCCATTATAGGCCAGTAGTTTAATGGAAAAATAGTGGTCTCCAAAACCATAAGATGTAGGTTCGAGTCCTGCCTGGCCTGCCATATTTAAAAGAAAAGGAGCAATAGATGACAGAATTAGATGCTGTAAATGAAATGTTGGGTGTCATTGGGGAACCTCCTGTGAACACCTTGGAAGTAATTGAAAACGTTGATGTAGCTAATGCCTTGCGCATCTTGCATAAGACGAGCCGCTATGTGCAGTCTAAAGGATGGGCGTGGAATACATGGGCGTCTTATCTTTTTAACCCTGATGTTTATACAAAGAAAATCAGGTGGTCTGATAATATTTTATTTTTAGTCGGAACAGACGGAACTAAATATGTTCAGCGTGGCGGTTATGTCTTTGATGTGGATAATCAAACAGACATTTTTGAACAGCCTATAGAAACCACGGTTGTCCTTTATATTGACATTGAGAACCTTCTTGACCCTATTGCACACTATATTGTAGCTAAAGCGTCCCGAAAGTTTCAAAATGAGACATTAGGGGATGACAGCTTAGACAATTCTTTAGGGGAAGCAGAACAGGAAGCATGGGTGGCATTGCAGGAATATGAGATGCAGATAGGTACCTACAATGCAAACAGAATGACCTATGTCCAGCAGTTACAGGGGAGGTAAGATGAGCAGAATATCACAGACAGTAAAGAACCTGGTAGCAGGTATTTCACAGCAGCCAGCATTATTGCGTCTCCCCGAACAATTAGAGACACAGGTAAATGGTTTTTCTACTGAAGCTTCTGGGCTGCAAAAAAGACCACCTACATGCTATATTGCTGACTTAGGTGCTCCTTTTGCTAACCCAGAGCCCTTGGTACACATTGCAAACCGTGATGAAGATGAGCGGTACATGATGATATTTGATGGTACAGGGGTGTCTATTTATGACCTTCATGGTAACAAGAAGACAGTCAAGTATGAGGGGAATGCACAGCAGTATTTAACGGTGTCTAAACCCCGTACACAGTTGCGGCTGGTCACTATTGCAGATTATACGTTTATTGTTAATAGGAACTTTAAAGTGACAATGGGGGACAAAAAGGTGTCCTCAACATGGGATGACCATGCTTGTCTCATAAATATTAAATCAGGGCAATACGGGCGCACCTATACCATTTTTATTAATGGAGAAAATGTTGCGTCTTTTACAACACCCAATGGGGATAATGCAGAGGATGCAAAGAAGATAGACACCAATTTTATTCGAGACCGTTTAGCAGAAAAGGCTCGAGAAAAAGGGTGGCAGACACAGCTGGTAAACTCTGCATTTTACATGAGAAAAGAAGAGGTACATATAAATTCTTGTTCATGTGATGATGGCTTTAATGGCAATGCTTTATTTGCTATCTTCCATTCGGTACAGAAGTTTACAAATTTACCAGTGACAGCTGTACAGGGATATACGGTAAAGGTTATTGGAAACAGTGGCTCTGATGCAGATGATTATTATGTGTCATATGATGCGGTTGATAATGTATGGAAAGAATGTGCAAGACCTGGCATACTTGCGGGCTTTAATAATTCAACGATGCCCCATACATTAATTAGAAATGCAGACGGGTCTTTTACCATTAAAGAGGTTTCCTGGGATGAGCGAAAATCAGGTGATGATGACTCAAACCCTCTTCCCTCTTTTGTAAACAACAATATCAATGATATCTTTTTATTTAGAAACAGGCTTGGTGTCTTGTCTGGAGAAAACGTTATTTTGTCACGCTCTGCCTCTTTCTTTGACTTTTGGGGGGCATCAGCGGTAGAAGTACAGGATACAGACCCTATTGATTTAGCGGTGTCTGATAACCAGGTGTCCATTTTGTACCATGCGGTACCCTTTTCGACAGACCTGGTATTGTTCTCACAAAATTCACAATTTATTTTGTCTGTAGATGGCGTCTTATCCCCACAGAATGCTTCCGTGCCACATACCACATCCTTTGCATGTGATGTGGCGGTTGCCCCAAAAACAGTGGGGAGACGCATTTACTTTATTGTAAAGAGAGCACTATACTCCAGCGTAAGAGAATACTATACAATGGATGACACCAGAGGGACGAAAGATGCACAAGATATTACATCACATGTTCCATCATTATTAAAGAATGGTATTTATGATATTTATTCTTGTGGTAATGAAAACATTGTATTACTGCCGTCTGTAGGGGATACCTCAAAATTATACGTATATAAATTCCTTTTTGCAGACGATGAACGATTACAGTCTTCTTGGTCTTATTGGGAATTTGATAAGGCCGCTGTTTTAGGTGGGGGCTTTATTGGGTCTGAACTGTACCTTTTATTAAACAGAGACAATCGATTATTTATGGAGAAGGTAATATTTACTTACAACACAAAGGATTATGAAGATGAACCTTATAGGGTCTTTTTGGACAGAAAGGCAATTACTGCCCCCATTCCAGAAGCAAACTATGATGACATTAATCACCAGACTATTTTGCACCTTGGGGCTTCTTATAACCATGCTGTGCCTGATGGTACTTACTATGGTGTAGTAACCCCCGATAAGCACTATTTTGAGTTTTCCGCAGAAGACGTAAAGGCAGATAAATGTTACCTTCATGGGAACTATGTGGGACAAAAGGTGACAATAGGACAGGTTTATACCTTTAGAATTGACTTTTCTACTATTTACGTTAAGCGTAAAACAGATGCAGGGGTTGTTGCTGATGATGAGGGACGCCTCCAGCTGACCAATGCAAAGATAAACTTTGAAGAGACAGGAGTATTTGAAGTTAAGGTGTCTCATAAAGACAACAGGGCAGACAATAAATATTATCATACAGGGCGTGTCTTAGGGCAGGCTGCAAACAAACTGGGCATCATCCCATTAGAGACAGGGGCGATGCTCTTTCCAATTATGTCTGTCAATTCAAATTGTATCATTTCAATTAGCTCCAGAGCGCCCACACCTGTTTCCTTAATGGAATGGACGTGGTCTGGAAATTATCAGAAAAGGACACACAGTATATGATAACTATTATGCCAGCAACAAAAGAACAGCTGCATTATTTTGCACAACATATCCGAAAAGCGGATGCTAAAGAGGTTTTTCATGCTACGGGGATTTATGATAGGACACATCTTTATGTCACTTTATGTCACTTAAAGGGTGTTATGGCTGTTACATTATCTGATGGTTCTTTACTGGGTATTGGTGGAATAGAATCACTGAATGAAGACACAGCAAAAGTATGGTTATTGCTGACTACAAACGTAGAGAAGCATAAAATAGAATTTATCAGGTGGTCTAAAAAGTTTAAAGAAGCCCTTTTACAGCACTACAGAATACTTACAAATGTGGTGTGGTTATGCAATTATACACATGTTGTCTATTTGAATTACTTAGGGGTTCGTTGGAGACGCTTAAAGGGCAATTGGGGTATATTTACTATTACACGAGAAGAGAAGGTGAAAGATACAGATGTGCACATGGGCAGTCGCAGGACAGATGGCCTTACAAGCCTGGGGCATACGACAAAGAAATAAAGCAGCCGCACAGGCAGCTAACATGAAGATGACAGGTGCCGTGCAGGAAATGAATTATGCTTTTCAAAACTATGAACAGGAAAGGCGAGACTCTTATGAGGCGGCTGTGAATGACATTATAAAAACACGAATTAATCAAATGCAATTAAATTCCTCTGTACAGGCAGCTATTGCAGAAGGCATGGCTGGGGGTGGAAGGACAGCTGACCGTCTGATTAGGGCGGGTGAAGCAGACACAGCCAGAGCCGTTGGGTCTATTCAGGATAACTATAGCCGCAAGAGCAATGAGATTGACTTGAATAAAGAAATCACTGCTTTGTCTACCAAAGAATACATTGCTAATACCTATACACAGGCTAAGCCTGATAAGATAGGTGATTTGATGTCTTTAGCTGCCACAGGCCTAAAAGGGTATGCAGCAAAGAAAGATGCTACAGCCATAAATAATTATCGTAGGAATGTTAATGTGTCTCCTATTGAGACCACAAGGAACGCATTAGGTAACGATAGGGGCTGGGGTGATTATACAGGTTATAAATTGAAGACAAAGAGACAAAACGATTATAACTTTGCGTGGGAACCAAAGTATTCCAATTCACGTTTTAGAACTATGAACAGATTAAGGGAGGGGGTCTAAGATGCCAACAAACATAGCAAATGCTATTGGAACACAGCGGCAGTTTACTAAGCAGCCTGTAGCTACTTATGTATCACGTTTAAATCCATTGCAGTCTTCCTCCCGTTATATAGATGCCCAGGCTATGCCAGGTAATCGTTTGGCCCATTCCTTAGGCATCTTTGGGGACGCTGTAGAGTCTTATATATCAGAAAGGGACAAACAGAAACAATTAGATGCCAATAAGGTTGAAGCACTTTTAGGGGCTACCGACCCAAAATCATGGGCAACAGCTACTTCTGCACAGCTTTTGGCACAATATGGACAGTATCAATTGGCAGACAACCCATATGCAGTGGCTTATATTGATAAGATGCGTGGAAAGCATATGGCCATGTTGGCTGACCAGGAATATGCAAAGCTTCGGGAAGAGCAGGGAGAGCTCCCCACAGCAATGGAAGAAGCAGAGCGCTATTATTCCTTTAAGCAGTCCTATTATCAGGACATGAAAGATAAGCTGCCCTTTGAAGTTAATATGGATAGCCTTGATGAAGGCTTTTATGAAAGCTATGAAAAGGGTCTGGTACAAAGCATCAGCTTGCAGGGGGCCCAGCGTTCAGCTAATTACAAAGCAGAGCGTGATGGTGGTTTTCAGGCAGCATTAGGGGATTTAACCCATCAAATGTCTTTGGGGATGTCTAATGAAGATGCTACAGCAGCAGCTACCCAGAAGTTTTTAGCTATGGCTCTTAATGGTTATCAACCATCCGAGTCTATTAAAATGGCAGAGGGCTTACTGAAACAGGCTGCCCGTGATGTGGGGTCTCCCGATAAGATACAAGCGCTGGGAGAAGCAACCCTGTATAGAGACCCAGAAACATTGGCTGATGTTAAAGTAAAAGATAAGATTGACTTACAAGACTATTTAGTTATGGCAGGGCAGTCTTCTTTTAATAAGATGAATAAATGGTCTATTGATAAGACATCTGAAATTGATAAATTAAAAGCAGCGGGGGATACAGCAGGTCTTCAAGCTTATGCAGAAAAGCTGCAAAAAGACAGCCCTCAGGGTTATCTTACACTTGAGTCTTACCTTCGCAAGGCCATAGACGCTGCCCCTGAAATAAAAGCACGTTTATTGGAAAAAGAAGCCAGGAACCATGCAAAACAGGTAAATGCAGACATAGGTGTCCGAACAGCTAAAAAGGCTATTTATACCTTATTGTCTGGTGGCAGGGCGGCTCTTGGTAATAATCTGACTGTACAGCAGTATGACGAGACAGGAAATATTGTTACAAAGACAGTCTCAAAAGAGGACCAGAATAGGGCAGCAGAAGAAGTCTACATGGAACTCATGCAATCTTCCGCAGACCCCGCTGTAAAAGCAAGACAAATGATGGCTGTCTTAGACTTTGCGCCTCACGGTGCCCTTGCAGAGGGCATAAAGAACCAGGTGCATGAAGCCTTGATACACCCATCGGCATCTGCTTTGAATGATGCCTTTTCAAAGAGTTTTGGCGGTATAACAACAGGTCTCCATATGCTGGCAGCTGATACACCACGATTTATGTCTATCTTTGGTGATGAAGACACAGCTAAAATCCAAACATTACAGATGTTAATGGATATGAACCCAGACCCGTTGAATGTAGAGCAGCCTTTGTCTATGTTCATTAATGGGGCAGAAAAGCTGGCTGATAAGGTACAGAGACAGCTGTTTGAAGATGACTATATTAATATGGCTAATAACAATGCTGTGGAAACTTTAGATTATTCTACAGAGGACAATGAGAGCGTTAAGGCAGACAGGGCGTACCTTGATGACCCCTTAGTGCAGCCTTTAGCGCACAATTTGTTCCTTTATGCCCGTGCATGTGGCATGGATGAAGACACAGCAACCCAGCAGGTCAACGATACAGTATCAAGAGTCTTTATGACCTATAAGGGACATATTTTGCCAAAAGCATTCTTTTCGGACATTTCGGCAGATGACAAGCTGGATGCGGGTGCAGCCACCATGAATTGGCTAAGACACAAGACAGCTGTCAATAATGCTGCATGGGGTGTAGAAGAAGACAATTTGTACTTTGAATACAGCCGCTGGGACCATACGTTGGTCTTAAGGTCTACAAATTGGGCACAGCCTGTAGCTGCTTATACCAAAGCACAATTTACAGAACAGTCCAATATTATGTCTGATGAATTAGCCAACGGTAATGAAACAGCGGCGGCTATTATAAACAGTGAGACGAATACAGATGATACATCGGATGATAATGATAGTATCACTGATGATATTTTAAACAGATTTAGTGGAATTATAGATTAATAAGGAGGTGTCTAAGTGCCAGGTGATATGAAACCATATATGGATTTGGCGGAGATAGCTGCACAGGAATTTCAAAATAAGACAGGCAGATATCTTGACCCTAATCTAATATGGGCACAATGGTACCATGAGACAGGTGGCTTTACGTCCGAACTCTTCCGAACAGGAAACAATTTAGGGGGTTTTACAACCACTGAAGATATGGGGGATGACTGGAGACAACCCGATGGAGACCTCTGGTATAGGCCTTTTTCTTCCAGAGAAGAGGGGGCAAGATTTGCTGGTGCTTATCTGGCAAATTATGTCGAGAATGGTATTGCAGACGCAACAGACCCTGTATCTTATGCACAAGCATTAAAGAATGGTGGTTACTATGGGGCGTCTGTAGAAGAATATGCTTCAGGGTTGACCAGTGCTTTAGGTGTGTCTCCTGATTTCCAGGTGTTTGAAGAAGCACACCCAATAGGGCCTTGGGGAGAGACACCCGCACCTATTCCTGAAGACAACCGCCATCCGTCTTACTTTGAAAGAACATGGGAAGAAACAAAAGATAAATTTATTGATAACGCAGTCGATGATGGTGCATGGGCTGTATTAAGGAACCTTTGGGCAAACATAAATGCATCAGGGGTGTCCCATTTTCTGGATACATATAACCCATCTCAAGAAGAAGTAGAGATGGTTAAAAGAGAACTGCCAGACACAGATACACAAGGAAACAAGGTAGCGGGAGCATTAGCAGCACAGGAATATGTCTTAACACATGCATCCAGTGCAGAAGCATTACAAGAGCTCCTCCACATGAAACAAGAGGACATGCAGAGGCGGGCACGTGTTTCCCAGATGGAATATGGCTTGTCTACTTTAGGGTCTATAGTAGGTGCCTTATTTGACCCTGTAACTATCGTAGCTGCTGGTGTCTCTGGTGGTACAGCCTTACTGGCAAAAGCTGGTAAGGTAGCCGCTTTAACGAAAAAGATTTCACTTTTAAAGAAACAAATGCGGGTGTCTTCTGCTATTACAGGCATGGATAATTTTGCCATTCAGTGTGGCACGAAGGTTGCTTTAGGTTCGGCGGTCGCTACAACAAACCGTTGGGCAGCAAAGAACTATGGTGGCTGGGAACCAGACTATGCTTCTGCTGCTTTCCTTGGTGGGGCCATTGGGGGCGCTATTGGCCTTGCAGGGCGTTTGCGTAAGGCAGGTGTCCGTGGCAAGAAGATTAATGCCCTTGAAGATACCATAGAGCAGACTAAAAGAACCATAGTGGCACAGGCAGAGGATTATGTTTCTCCTATGTCACATAAAGGGCAAGTAGTAGACTACCTGTCCAAAGTAAACCAGAGGCGGCTGGCAGATGGCAGCAAAGAGGCACAGGAACTTATGGATGCCAATAAGCTCTTTATTGTGTCCAGAGAACATGCAGAAAAGTTAGCCGCCTATAATGGTATTTCTTTAGACAAGAAAGCTGTAGCCTTTACTGATAAGGCATCAGGTGTGTCTGTTTTATTGTCCGATAAGGTGACACCTAAGAACATTAAGGGCTTAGTGGCACATGAGGTTGGTGTACATCAGGGCTTACAGCATATAATGCCTAAAAGCTCTTATAAGCAATTGCTGAATACCGTACAACAGAAGATGCAGACATCAAAAGACCCTGCGTGGCAAATAGCTGCTAAACAGGCCGATAACCCTGAAGAGGCATTAGCCTATTGGGTAGAACATTCTTTTAATAAGAAGGAGAAGTTTTGGCAACGTCTTAAAAAGAATATTACTAATAAAGAAGCAACGGATGAAGAGTTAAAAGACTTGATAATCCGTGGTGTTCAGAATGAAATTAATAATAAACAGGTAGTTACACCGCTGGCTGACGGGTCTAATGTAGTTATGGATATTCACTATTCCAAAGACAACATGCTAACCCCTGTTCATGAGACCTTTATGGATACTAAAGGGGCTGTGTCTAAAGAAAATAAACACTGGTACCTTGATTTCCTGGGTCTCCATTTTTCTCCAGGAGAATGGTTGGAGGCGGGCTGGCTTCCTGGTACTCTTTATGGTAAACTGGCCTCTTCCCGTCTGCCACGGTTAAGAGAAGCAGCAAATATCCTTTTACACGATGCACAAATGCGTGGACACGAGCGTTTTGGTATGACACAGTCAACAGAGGACATTAAACGGTTTATGCAAGACCGCTGGCTGTCTATGTATAATGATTTTGTGGATGACCGTATCAAATATACGGTGAAAACGTACGGTCATGTGGGGGCATTAAGAAATAAGTATATCAATAAAGTCAATGAAGACATTGTTAAATGTTATAACTTACTTAATGAAAACTGCGCTGCACTGGGTAAAGCAGACACTTTGTCTAAATATCCCGCTGAAATTGTGTCTTTAGCACGCCGTATGAAAGCTATTCGCAAAGACATGATGGAATTTGGGGCAGCGGAAGGCGAGAAGTTAGGGGGACGAAAAGGAACAGGGGCATACCTTAGCCATGCTGGTCTCTTTAATGACGATGAATTTTACCGTATTGTAGACATGGATAAGATGTATGACTATGTAGGAGCACACTATTATGGTGGTGCTAAAGGTTGGGATAAGTTTCAGGACATGCTTACAGATTATGCAAGACGCAATGCAAATAGAAAGGTTATCAGAGAGCAGCTGGAACATAAAGCCCAACAAGACTTTGATATTGCAAGGCTTCAGTATCACAGCAAGTCACACGGGCCTAAAGACGTCCCACCTATTAAGACAGACGTAACCGATGAAGCCGTGGATGCCTGGATAGAGGAAAATGCTAAGGACTGGGCCTTTGGTATTCGAGATAGGCACATGTCTGATATGGAATTTATGGATGGTGATGTGTCTACTTTTAGGGACAATATGGCCTCTTTTAATCACCGTTTCCCTATGGATACATCCGCTGAAATGGATATTGGTAACGGTGTTACCTTCTGTTTTGACCGAGATATGCGTGATTTTGATATAGACAAAATTATGCCACAAATGATAAACAGAATGTCTGGTGATGTTGCCCTTCATGCAACCTTTGGGGAAGGCGGTACTAAAGATTTTCTGGATACCTGTGCTCAAGAATTAGAAAAGAGCAAACATATTTTGGGTAAAGGTGGTGCAGAGAGACAGAAAGATGCATTAAGACGTTCCATCCAGATGATAAGGGGTGTTGGAGATTATAATACAGCCGACATGAAGAATTGGAACCTGCTGTCCAATATGATACGTAAGCACTCTTATGCAAATGTGGGTGGTAATATGACCTTTGCACAGACAGGTGAAATTGGGTCTATGGCTGCTTACAGCGGCTTTCATTCTTTGCTGTCTGGTATTCCTGTCTTTGGTAAAACACTGGCCAGGGGCTGGAGGCACATGTCTAACGGAGAACTGGCGTCTATAGCCGAAGCAGCCGAAAAGCATCTAAAGGGAGAGTCTATTGCGACCAAAGCGTGGCATATGAGCTCCTCTATGACTAACCGTGCCTTTAGCCAGACCATGGCACATAATGATGACGGTTCACGTACCTTATTGTCCACAGTGGCCAATAGTGCTTACAAATGGACACATAGAGAGTCCTTATTGACCTCTACTGTGAACCAGATGACGAAGCTGACAGACGCTATGGAACAGGAGTCCCGTATTAGTGCCGTTACAGACCTTATAGATTGGGCAAATGGTAAAACATTTAGTGCCTTTAGGAACCCTGTAAGCGCAAAGAAACTGAAAGCAGCAGGGGTGTCTGATACAGTTAGCATGAAGCGGGACATAAAGAAATATTTGGATGTTCCACAAGACCAGGTAGCAGCTTCAATGGACAAATGGATGCAGGAGTCTCCTGATACGTTTACATTATGGAGACAGCTGGTTAGGAATCAGTCTTTGCGGTCTATTCAACAGCAGACCATAGGAAACACTGGGTACCTTAAAGATGCTAATTGGTACACTAAACTGTTCTTCCAGTTTAAAGATTTTACATTTAGGACGATTAACGGACAAATGATGAGGGCATTACAGTCCCATGAAGTGGACGATGGGATGGCATTAATGTTCTCCATGGGCACAAATGCAATGACCTATTATGGCTTGACAGTAGCCAGAGGGTATGCTATGTATCCCAATGATACAGTTAAACGGGATGCCTTCTTTGATAGGAACCTTACGCCACAGCGCTTAGCCTTAGCGGGGTTGACAAGAGCATCCTTTATGTCTATTCTGTCTGTAGGTACTGATGTAGCGGAAATGTTTACGGATTTCCAGGGCTTTAGGACAACGGTAGATAATACCTATAAGAAGTCCCGTTCGGATATGACAGTTAGTGGTAAGCTTGGTAAAGCTATTGGGCAAGCCCCTGCTATTGGTGTGTTGGATAAGACAGCTTATGGGGCTGCTGGTGCTTATGACCTTGCTACTCACCAGGGAGACACCAGAGATTTTGATAATCTAATGCGGTCTTTACCACTTGGTTCTTGGTGGGCAATGGTAGGTGTGTCTTCTCTTATCAAAGATAAGGTGAACATAAAGAAGTCTAAGACCAAAAAACCTACACCTAAGAAGAAAGTATATAAGCAGAAAGGTCTTTTAGAAAAGCTAACAGGAGGATAATATGATAGACGATTGGAAATGGGAACAGCTGTCTACACAAGAGCAAGAAGATTACAATCGGATACGAGAAATTGCTACCAATGATGTAAAAAGGAGTAAATACATGACAGGGGCGGAGCAGGTGCGCTTATTGGCTATGTATGCATTAGCTACCTATGGTGGTGCTTATACAGTGGTTATGGCAAATGAGCGCTTTGGTATTATAGGTGCTATTATCCTTTTATGCTTATATGCTAAAATATTTTGTGCACCATAAAAATACAGCAAAGTAACAAGGAGGGTCTTTATGGCCCTCTATTTTTTTTTTGTATGAGAAAGGAGCCCTATGGCTGACGAAAGAAAAACACAAGTGACATATCAGGGCAATGGGACACAACGGGTCTATTCTTTTTCGTTTGATTATCTTCGCAAGGCTTTTGTTAAAGTACGTTTGATAGATAATGAGACACGAAAAGAACTGGTACAGGGTAGTGAATACACTGTAACAGATAAACAAATTACTCTGGCATCTCCTACTAACCTGAAGATAGAAATTGTAAGGCAGACCACTACACAGCCACTGGTAGCCTGGAAAGATGCGTCTGTGCTAAAAGCAGCCGATATGTCTGTACAAGAAGTACAGCTGCTGCACTTGGCGGAAGAAACCAGAGATGAGGTACGTGATGGGGGTATGGCTTTGTCTGAAGCAGCACAGGCCTGGGATGCACGTATGCACCGCATTATTAATCTTTTAGACCCTCAAGACCCCACAGATGCTGTTACACTGCACTACATCACAGCAAATAAAGAGTCTTTTTTGAATGAACTGCAAACAAAAGGGCAGGAGCAGGTGCAGGGCATTACACAGACAGGAAACACCTATTTAAATAGGCTCAATGCCTTAAAACAGGCAGGAGAAGCTTCCGCAAGCGGTGCTGCCCAGGCCAACTTACAAGCAGTGGCTGCACAGAACAAAGCTAAAGATTGGGCAATATCAACGGATTCTCCTGATGGACAAACTGATACAGAGTCTTCGACAGGTAAGACACAATCCAGCCGTTCATGGGCATTAATTGCAAAAGACCTATGGGCTCAATGCGTCTCTGTGCTAAATGAAGTAAACACTTATATGCAAACTGTACTTAGTAAGGCAGAAGAGGCAACTATAGCGGCTCAACAGGCTTTTCAGGCACAAGTAGGAGCAAAGCAGCAAGCAACCAAAGCAACCACACAAGCAACACAGGCGGCACAATCTGCACAAGCTGCTGCAAAAAGTGCACAACAGGCTGCAACATGGAACCCTGCTGCTTATGATACAAGGCAAGTAAGTGAACAAAAATATGCTAAAAAAGAAGAAATACTGGCCGCTGCAAAACAAAATGGGGTACTAAACGACTGCTTACAGGTTGATTTAAATAACCCATATGCCCTCTTGAACCAGGTGCATCTCATTGGAACAGAAACAACAGTAAACAAGCCTGCTGATTTAGCTTGGGGTGTCCGACAGGTTTTTTATTTAAATGCTAATGCCATAAGTGTTCAAATAGTGGGCATTAATGCAGCAGGAAACCAGACAATTATGTGGTATAACACATATAATTATGGTAACTGGACAGGGTGGGTGCAGAGCCCTGTTATAGGGGGGAACGGACACCTTTATTTTCCTAATGGGGAGATGTGGATAGAATGAGTCGTTCACCCCGCTCTTTAAAAATATATGATAGCAAGGCAAATAAAACGTACTCCATTTCATTGTACACACGAAAAGAGGAATGTAATACAGATAATAATTGGTTGCCAATATTAATTGATAATCAGATATTGTTCATGCCTATCACCCCCTATTTAGGTAATGAAGCAGCAGGGGGCAGCACAGGTGTACGTACCTTAAAAAACAATAAAACGTATCAGATTGTACAGAATGGAGAATTTTATTTAAAAATACAGCAAAGCCCTAATCAGACAATTACATTACATGCTGGGGGACAAAGCTGGACAGATGAGAATGAACACTGGTTTCCTTATGGGACACAGTGGATAGCTACAATAGTAGGGCATGATGGCTATAATCCTGGGGCATTAAATGTGTCTTCTGGGGCATTAACGAACAAGGATGTGACAATAACAGCCACAGCGGCTACTTTAGCTATACCGACAGGCAATATTTCATTTCCTCCTGACCGTAAGCGTCATAACTGGGTATGTCCCCCATACATTACACGTATTAAATGCTCAACACAGCAAGAAGCAGATAAGTATTATAGTGTTATCCCTGGGGCTACATATCAATTTCAGATGGTTCTTATGGAGGAAGATAATAATGCCTGGTTCATGATTAAAAACAATAAAAGCAAACAGATAACAGATAATGGCTACTATAATTTAATGGTTTCCTGGGGGCCTGATATCAATAATCACACATAAGGAGGAACAAATGCGATATCATGATATGCTTACTTTTTGGTTTTTATTTTTATGTTTACTTTTTGCTTCCCGACTGGTGGTGAAAATTTGAGAACAGAAACATTTAGAAACGATGTCATAAAGGTTACGCCTTCAGCGGGTGTGACCTTTTCGACTTTTATGGGTTTTTCATGGAACGAATGGGTCTATATTCTGACCTGCATTTATACAATAATTCAAATAGGTTGGCTGCTATACAAGATGTATAAAGCCATTAAAGAAGAAAGGAGACACGCATGACACCTGATGAATTTATTAACTGGTTAGGCCCTAAAGCGGCCACAGTGGCACATAAATGGAACCTTCCTGCATCCGTATTGATTGCACAGGGGGCCCTGGAGAGTGGCTGGGGGCGGTATGTGATTGGTGATTACAACATCTTTGGCCGTAAATGGAACGGGACAGGCCCCTATATTGTCACAGAGACGCAGGAGTGGTCTGATACATATGGCTACTATACAATTGAAGACCGTTTCCAGGACTACAATTCTTTGGAAGAGGCCTGTGAAGACTGGTGTATCTTGATGGCTGAAGAACCCGCATATGCGGAAGCATGGCAGATTTGGAGCAACACTTTTGATGTGGCCTCCTTTGTCTATGCTATGGGGAGTGTCTATGCAACCGACCCTGATTATGCAAATAAAGTTTTGTCTATTATTGATGCAAACACATTGCAGGCTTACGATGATTATGGGGTGCATAACGCATGATAAAAATTGATGAAAAGCTGATAGACCAGATAGCAGAACTGGAAGTCACTGCGCTGCTTGAAGGATTGAAAGACAAAGAGCTAAGAAAGAACCCCGCTTTTCTGGATAAAGTACGAAAATTTCTTAAAGAAAACGATATGAAAACTACACCAGAAACTAAGGGAATGGCGGAATTAAAGAAACAAGCAACCGAAGTAATTCCCATCTTTAAAGACATGAGGTGATAAATAGTGTGGACAGAAGAACAGATAACAGAAGCAGGCAAAGATTTTCGTGTCTTTGTCTTCATGGTCTGGAAAAGTATTGGTCTTCCTGCCCCCACTGCCATTCAATATGACATAGCAAAATACTTAATGACCCCACCTGGAGACCGCTTTATCATTGAGGGCTTCCGTGGGGTTGCTAAGTCTTTCCTGACTTGTGCCTATACGGTATGGCGGTTGTGGAAAGACCCACAGCTAAAGGTCTTGGTTGTCTCCGCTTCCAAAGACAGAGCAGACGCAAACGCTGTTTTTATTAAGCGTATTATTATGCTGCTGCCTTTTTTGGAACCTTTATTGCCACAAAGAGGACAAAGAGATACACAAAATCTTTTTGATGTGGGCCTTGCTGTTCCTGATATTTCCCCGTCTGTTAAATCCGTGGGAATTACAGGACAGATAACGGGAAGCCGTGCAGACCTGCTAATTGCTGATGATGTCGAGGTTTCTAATAATTCGGGAACACAAATACAGCGAGATAAACTATCAGAAGCCGTAAAAGAATTTGATGCTGTCTTAAAACCAGGAGGACAGATTATCTACCTGGGGACCCCACAGAATGAGATGTCTCTTTATAATGAATTGACAAAACGTGGGTACAAAAAGATGGTATGGACAGTTACTTATCCAAAAGACCAAAAAGAACGGGAAAACTATGGGGACGAATTAGCCCCCTTTATTGCCCAGAAGTTTGACATGAACCCCACAAGGTACAGCGGGTTGCCTACTGACCCCGAAAGGTTCGATGAAGACGAGATAGCAAAACGTAAGCTATCCTATGGGCGTGCAGGTTTTGCCTTACAGTTTATGCTCAATACGAACCTGTCTGATGCAGAAAAGTACCCATTGAAAGTAAAAGACCTCATTGTGGCCGATTTAGACCTTAATAGCTCCTCTATGAAATGGGCATGGTGCAGTGAGCCGTCTAAAAGGTTACATGATGTACCCTGTGTGGCACTTAAAGGTGATTACTTTTATGGGGCATTAAGTCGCTCTGAAGAGACAGAAAATTATACAGGAACAGTAATGGCGATAGACCCGTCTGGCCGTGGAAAAGATGAGTCAGCATACGCTATTGTAAAGTACCTAAATGGCTACTTGTTTCTTATGGAAGTGGGTGGATACCGTAACGGTTATGCTCCTGAAACGCTTTCCGCTTTAGCTTTGAAGGCTAAATTTTATGGGGTTAATGAGGTTGTCATTGAGTCTAACTTTGGAGATGGTATGTTCTTACAGTTATTAAAACCTGTATTGAATAAAACACACCCCTGTGCTACTTCAGAAGTAAATAATAGGACACAAAAAGAGCAACGCATTATTGACACCTTAGAACCTGTTATGATGCAGCACAGACTTATCATAAATACCACAGTAATCATGGAAGACTATGGTGTCTATGAGGGCAACCCAGCGTACTCATTGTTCTACCAAATGACCCGTTTATGTAACGAAAGGGGCGCATTGGCACATGATGACCGCTTAGATGCTGTGTCTATGGCAGTAGCCCATTGGAAAGAAGTTTTGGATAGGGATGCTGATACGGGCATTGAAGAACACCTTGAAGAACAATTAGAAGCATGGTCTGACCCTGATAGAGGAATTACATATATTCCTGATATGGGTAAACAACAGTTATCCACAGGACACTATCACCTTAAGAACCTTGCTCCATATCGTTCATAGATTGCAATGAAGGGGTCTATTTGCCCCTTGAAGGTACCTTAATGAGTCATATGTCATTCGAAAGAAATCACATTAACTAATAAAAATAATTTACACAGAAACTTCTTGAATGATAAATTACTCATGAAAGATACAAGAGGGGCCTTCCTGGCCAAAATAGACCCCCTTTTGAACGTTTTAAGAGCATAGGAATAGTGGACTTATAATAATAAAGACACTCTTTCTATTTGCTTTTCTTTTTGTAATTTGCAATTCATTCCTAAATGTAGGGGTGATTGTCGCACTTATATACAAAGTGGTGATTGTCGCACTTATTAGAGAAAAGAGAAAGAAAAAAATTCCAAACACGAGGGGGAAAGACAACACTTAGATATACATATAAGTACATATATGTAACATTAAGGTACATTAAGGTTCCTCTATGTAACAATATGTATCATTAAGGGGGCATATAAGTAATGATTGATGATTATAATAAAGACCACTTACCAGTACCTTCTTGTAGTACCAGGGTTATGAGACCTGGGAGAAACAAGCGTCCATATACACAATTACAAAGACGATTATCTAAGGTATTGTTTGTTAGTATTATTATTATTTTAATTTTGTTTATTAGCACATTCATAATGACCCTATGTGGCATCAATGTACCCAATATTAATTACCTATTGGAAGCATTGAGAGTCATAGGGGGATTATGGGGACAAACAGGGCTCTAACCAGTTTGGTCAGTTATGATAAACAATATCTAAACAATAGGAGGATATAATTTATAAAATGTTTATTATTTCAGAGCAACGAAAGAAGATATTAATTATAATCATAGCTATTATTCTTTTCTTGAGTGGTTTATTTATTGGTTATAAACTGTTTTCACCACCTAAGGAAGAAGCTAATTATGGTAAGTTTGCGGCATCCGACAAAGATGTCCTTACTGTGACCAATACGCACCAAGTACGTCCTAAAACGTCTTTAACGTCCCCAGATGTCACTATAAGACAGCCTGAAGTAGTTGTACAGCTGCCCAATAAGGGTATCGTTAAGGTACCACAGGGGCACACTTTGGACAATAAGACACAATTAGATTTAACACCCGTCATTAAGGAGATGGCAAGTGAAAGATATAAAAGGAATTGGGAAGTGGGGGCTGGTGTGGGGTATAATAAAGAACGACATTCTGTTTATTATCCTATTGCTGTACAGCGCAATTTCAGCTATGATAGAGCTATTGAGGCGATAGTAGGGGTAGATAAGCATGGTGTCCAGAATGCGTCTGTAGTCTATAAAGTTAAGTTTTAACAATTGACACAAAATAGACACACAGTACCCTGGTTAGCCAGTAAATATCGTGTTTATTATTATGTTAAGCATATAATAATACGGTACATATTTAAAAAGATTAGATATTATAAGGAGGA